TGGTTGTTTATTTTCTCCATAGAAAAATCAGGCGGGGCCCCGGTTTGTAAGTTCTCAGGCTATACAAACCTCCTCAAGGCATAAATATAATTTCCGCTAATCTGTTTTCATACAGAAAGTTTGGTTTTTGGTTTTGCTATTTTCCATTACTTCTTCCTCCCAAAGGGAGGTCAATTTATAATATTTAGTAGGACCCAAAATTGTGGCAACAAAAATGGTCCCCCCGAGTAGGGTAGGATTGATTTATCAATAAAATGATAAGTAGAATGCAATTCTTGATTTATTTAAATAGGGAAAGCGTAGTCGATTGGCAATATTCCTGTAATATTTGTAAGTTGTAGGGAGCTTTGTCCACCAGTCCATGCTACATTGCATGAAAACTGGATGGTTCCCGAAGTTACTACATTGAATATTGCGTCGATTTGAATATAATCTGTGATATTTGAAGCGTTTGAGGCAACAAAATCACGAAGTACTACACCCCCTGTGCAATTTGGTGCAATAAATACACCAGCTAGTCCTGCGTTTTTCTTAACTTTAATAGATACAATGTATTGTCCCACAGAAGCTTCCGAACATATAAGTCCATACGCTCCATCGTAAGAAATACCCTTCAACCCAGAATTGTATGATTCCAAGAATGGTCCTGGTAACAAAACTGCTGAAGTTGCTGATTGTAACTTGTTTTTCAAAGTTAAGTATCCAACTCTGTTGGATGCTAGTCTTGGTTTAAAGAATTCTATGTCATAAGTGACGTGTAACTCTCCTATTGTAACATTAGGAGCTTGCATTCCTGATACTGCTAAAGTGAATTTTCCATAATCATAAAGTCTTTTGTCAGATCCTGCTTCCTGTCCTTGATGTCGAATGTATAAATGTTCTAATGGTGTTTGTTTTGGATCACATTCGAGTGCATGGATAGTGCCTTCTGACGGTTTACAAGTAGACGTGAATTCGTGGTTCTCCATTTCCTGCTTAGAAGTAAAGTCTGGATTAAGTGGGTTATATTGCGTACCCATGACGACTGTACCCAAGGCAGTGTTTGTGCTATTAAGAGCATCAACTGAAGTGGTTTTAAATTGAAATAGTTGTCCATGAATTTTATACTCATCAAAACAACGTGCCATAGTGGATAGCCATGGAAACATTGCTTGATTTGTAGGTTGAATATCTTGCTTGTAGACGATATTAAAAGATCCAGCAGGTCCTGATACGATGTCTCCAATGAACTCTCTATTCTTGAACCTAAATGTTCGAGAATGAGGAGTGAAGATGGGAACATCTCCGTCCATTAGTGAATTTGATTGTATTTTGTATTGTCCGTATCCTGACACAGCTTTGAATCTTCTGTGTGCGACGTCAATTCCTCTATCGATGTACTTGCCGCTACCTGGTATGAGCATATTAGCTCCAACTGAACCGATGGTTCTTAAAAAGGTATTGAGTGACTTGTTCACCTGAGGTCCTGAGTTTGCTTTCTTAATTAGCTTTGATCTTTTCTTAGATTTCATTGATCTTTTTGAAGTTTTAGGCATATTTGAGTTTGAAATATTGATTGGTTGAGTGAAGTGTTGAGTTGTAGATGAGTTCTAGATTCTCTGTAGGATCTTCTGTGACAATTTCATCCACCGGTGAGATGTATTTGTTTTCAAGATCTTTGAATATATCTTCTAGATAAACTTGCTCAACAGGTTGGATATCGAAAGCTCTAAAGTAGCTCATCCGCGTTTCATACGATATCTCCTTACTCTTCCTATGTCTTATCCCCTTAGCCCAGATTGCAGCGCAATTTGTGCTAAGGTTCCAGTTCATTTTGACTTGATTTTTCTTAACTGGCAGTGGACAAGATCCTAAAAATTCATAAAAGGTTTGTTGGATAGGTACGCCTGAATTCAAGGCCACTCCCCCATCACAAACTGCATGTGACCATGCATGGTATTGTTGTTGTGTAATTTTTACATCATTGATTATGGTATCCTTCGTGAAACAAGTGAAGGGTTTTCTCACCATTCGAGGTGAACCATCAACCATAACAGGTTGATGTTGACAAAATTCTATCTTTTCCATGTCGAAAACGGGCTCCTCAAGAACCATATTGAATCCATAATTTAATGCAAAGGGTTTAAAAGTAGGCATTAAATGTAAATCTGCCTTGTCAAGAATGAGAACACAATCATCTCCATTATTTAATAACTCTGCTCTAATATGTTGTTGATTTAAAAACTCTTTAACTAAAGAGCACATAATTATGCAGTTTCCTAATGCTGTATTTTGATCTCCTGACATCCTACCTCCCTTAACATCGTAGTTAAATTTGAAACCATCTCGTGTGATTCCGTATCCTTTGTTATGCAATTGTAATTTCAAGAGCTCTTTTAACTCTTTGTTATACCTGTATATTTCATTATATACATAGTGCTCATATTTCAATGCGTCAACACTGACGTGTTGATCAAATGAAACAGCATCCCATCCAATTGCACAAGGGTTCTCAAATTTATCCCACTTGTTTTTAACAATACACCCTATCTCATCAACGTTATATCCTTTAATAACTGTTGGTGAATCCCCGAAACATTGTGCGATGGCCTCATAGATAATATGCTCTATGGGTTTAATATACCTTCCTAAAGCTAATTGGTATACATAATCTCTTGGCTGAACCGCTCTTGGTGCTTTACGCGGTTTCGAACCAAAGTCCATCTTTTCACACTTGACGAAATACTTAATTCGTGCATGTTTTGAATTCCATCCGTTTTCTTCCATATATTTCAATGCTCTTCTATATCTAGGTCTCTTCGAAGGAGCGCACATCTGAACAAATTCCTCTTCGGAACATGGATCAGCAGCGCATCCCAGAATACTCGTAGTTTGAATTGCTATAGCTTTTCCAATTGGTCTAAGATTGTTGAAAGCTCGCTTCTTCGGTTGGGGTGGGTCTTTAAATGTGCCATCATCTTGCAGTAGTTTAACTACACGACAAGCTATACTGTGTTTCGTTGTGTCTAAAGTGAAATCATAAACAGATATAGGTTGCGTCATTATAGGTATGGAAACCTTTATAACTCGACGTGGCTTGAAAACTTTTGGCGTATCAACTTTACTGCTTTTAAGGCAGAATTCCATACCTCGAGAGTTTGTAACTCGACATGGAACATAAAGCTGACGGCATTAATAGTTAGGTGATTCGAGAATTCCTGAAGTAGTCAATTGGGACATGACTTGTTCTTCAAGAGTGGAACTCTCACTTAAGGATGCTAACGCCATCATTAAGATTTTGTTGTGGTGTAAAGGATCTGCACTAGTATTGTCAGTCAACCATGATCGTCCTTTGGACATCATAGGAAGTAAATCCATAGTTCTTTTACCTTTTGGGTAAACAATAAATTTTTGTAGATAAGAAGCTAAATGGATATATGTTGGGACTGACGATTTACCACCACGACGAACTTTACGAACTTGACGAATAGGATAAGGGTTTCCTGGTTCAAATGAGTCTTCAACGACTGTTATTTCATCTGATACCACGTCATAAGTGTCCACAAAGTTGGTCTTGTTAGGATAACGATATCGAATACAACAGAACAATGTATAATAATTGAACAATCCTGTGTCTGTTTCTGTATCCTTATGTAATCCTCGAATGAACCAAAGAACGCTACTCTTCTTTGGTGTGTACCAATAGTGAATCCCCCAGAATTCAATTTCTGAGCCATAGAATTCAACTAGAGCACAACAAACGACAGCAAACAAAATGTATAGATTAAATACTATGAAAAGAACAAGAACCACTACTATTGTTGTTAATGTAAAATTAGTAGTGTAAATGTATGACTGATCACGTAAAGGTTCATCTTTGAGAAGACAAACAGAGTTGTTTGCGTGTGATACCAAATCTTGTGGATATATAGAAGGTGCAACATAAATATAAGATGGATAATCTAAAATCTTTTTCCAATCTTCACAATCCCTATATACAAGTATGTCACGATATTGACGAAGAAACTTGTTGTCTGGATTAAGTTTGCTCTCTTCATTAGCAATAAAGCTAGCAATTTGAGCATTTGTGTAATCGAAATGAGAATTGATTAAATGTGCATCACTGTCCATATAAAAGTTTTGGCAATGTTGAGGTACGCCTTTGTTAAGTGAGTCACGATATAACTTGTTGAGTGTAGTGTCACAAATTGCGACAAAGCAAAGTGAGACAATAAGAGTGAGTAAAAGTTGTGAGTTAATCATGATAAACAAAGGGGTCGATGTATCGCTCCGGAGCGCTAGTTAACTGAGTCTGAGTCCCAACTAGAACGAGACTTTTATGGGTGCGACCCAAAGGGTGATCTTGTACTCTCCCCTACGTTTGTTGTAGGATTTTATAGTAGCTGCTTGCCGACATAGGTAGCATGGAAGTACATAAGCGGATCACCGCGAAAACCTTGTAAGGTTAACCTTGAAAATCACGCACA